TGTTGCGTTACAATGCAAGGGGCAGGAATGGTTTCGACTAGGCATTAAAACCGCACGCGGTAGTGTTTAGGACCAGAGTTCGAATCTCTGCTGCTCCACGCAGTCAAAGTGTTACGGTAGCACATTGGTCTCCAAAACCGATAGCCTAGGTTCGACTCCTAGTGACTGTGCCAATGTAGTATTGACTGACCACCAGTAGTAGGAGCACGAATGTCAAATGCACCAGCGTTTAGTCTTACTCGCCCACCTACTAACAAAGAAGAATTATGGTGGACTGTCAAGACTCTTTGGGGTGTTGAGTTGCCTAGAGTCCAAGTATGTCCAGATCACACAGCACCTTTTGATGCGTTTGCAGAGGCTTACTTTGGTAACGACTATAACTGGGTTCTTTGGTATGGCTCTCGTGGTACCGGTAAGTCTTACATGCTGGCCTTGCTGGCTCTCACTAAAGCAGCTTTGCTAGAAATCAATGTGACGCTTCTTGGTGGGTCAATGGCTCAGTCACAGAACATTCACGAGCATGTGGAGTTTTTGACTCAGTTCCGTAATGCACCTATTCACGCTATTGACTCAATTATTAAGACGCAAATTACTTTTACTGGCGGCAACTGGATTCGCCCACTTCCTGCTTCTCAAAAGACTGTTCGTGGTCCTCACCCTCAGATGACTTTGTTGGATGAGATTGACGAAATGGAACGCAAGATTTATGACGCTGCTATGGGTCAGGCTATGACTAAGCCCAACGTTCGTGGCGTTGAAGTAGCTGAAATGGTTGTTGCTTCAAGTACATGGCAGAATCCTGTTGGCACATTCCAGTCTGTTATGGATGAGGCTTTGGCTAAGGGTATGCCTATTCGTACATGGTGCTATCGGGAGCAATTGAAGCCTCATGGCTGGATGGATTCTGAGTTTATTGAACGTAAGCGAATGTCTGTTCCGGCTGAAATGTTCCGTGTTGAGTATGAACTTGGTGAGCCTGCTGGCGGCTCTCGTGCGTTTGATTTAGATAAACTTAACAAAGCGTTTATTGATATGGAACCTATTGACGAAAGGCATGCTGGTAATGATGATGAATGGATTTTTGAGCATCCTATGCCTGGTGGCACTTATGCTGCTGGTGCCGATTGGGCTAAAGAACAAGACAAGACAGTTATCGTCATTTACCGTCTTGATGATGGTAGAAGGAGGGTTGTTTATTATCGGCGCTTTAATCGCAAGCCTTGGCCTGAGATGATTGCAGCCTTTAATCGGGTTGTGTCGGATTACCAAGCTTTAGCGGCTCATGATGCTACTGGTATTGGCAATGTTGTTCATGATCTTGTAGACGAGCGTGTCATTAAGTTTGTGATGTCTGGTCCTAAGCGTACTGAAATGCTTACTAACTATGTGACTGCAGTTGAACAAGGTAAGTATCATTTACCGCGTAACACTCCTGCTTTTAATCAGCATAAGTCCACGACTGTTGAAGAGGTCTACGGTGGAGGCGGGTGGAACTCTCACTTGTCTGATGATGTGGCTGCGTTTGCTTTAGCTCATCACGCTGCTGAGCGAGCATCGTTTGTTGCTGGTACAGAGGGAATCAAGAAAACAGAATACTCGCCTGCAAAGTTTAAAGAAATTACTCCAACGTATGAAGATGATGAGCGTTACGTTTCACAAACTGGCATAGTACAAACTAAAGATTCTTATGAAGGTGTAACTGTTTTTTGGACTTAGTGATTGCGCCTTAGCCATTGTGCGTTTAGTCTTATGTTATCTATTGTCTCATCACTGGGGTGTTCATGAAAAAGTTCCTCAAATGGCTTGCATCTAGCCCTACTGCTTCAGCGCTTAAGATTGTTCTTGGCGGATCTCTTGCTGTTTTTATTAATTATGTTGATTTGTTTGAGTTGCCACCCACAGTTGCTTTGCTTATTACAGCAATTGTTCCGCTAATCATTGACGCGCTAAACCCTCATGATCCTCGGTTTGGTAAGGGTAAAACACCTACTCTTATAGATTTCTTTGAAGCTATTGGTCCTGTTCTAGTTGCTCAGTCTAAGCCTGCAGAGACGAATGAATCGGCGGCGACACCACCCAAGAAGTCATAGTGGATAGTTCGATTATTCACGCTGGCCAGATAGCAGGGGCGTTAGTAGCAATCCTGACTTTAGGTGGAATCCTTGTTAAGTGGGGAGTAGTAAAACCCATAAAGGCTTACATTGACCAAATGACTTATTCTATTCAGCCTCACGCTAATGGTGGCAAGTCTTTACCAGACATTGCTAATGCTGTTCATCGATTGGAAGAGAAGCTCGATAGGCATATTGAAACAGACCATTCTTGTAATAAATAGGCGTGGTGTATGATTAATTCATACCCGGAGGAATCATGGAAATCAAACTCATCAAGTCTGTTCAGCGTTTGCTTGCGAATGTTTTTAATGAGTATCTTCACGCTCATGGCTTTCATTGGAACGTTGTTGGTCCTCAGTTTGCTCAGCTGCATGAGTTTTTTGAAGAGATTTATGAAGATGTGTACAGCTCAATTGATTCAATTGCGGAGATACTTCGTAAATTAGATGTTAAGTCGCCTTATCAATTGTCGCAGTTTACTAAACTTAAAAGCACGCCTGAGTCTAATGCGTCTAACGCTATGGACATGATTTCGGATCTTGCCATGCTTAATAATGCTGTTATTGCTAATTTGACTGAGGTGTTTGATTATGCCAACAAGTTGAATCTTCAAGACATTTGTAACTTTGTTTCTGGTCGTCTTGAGATGCATCAAAAGTGGGCCTGGCAGCTTCGTTCGTTTAAGGGTTAATAATGGCGTCTTTAATTGCGTTGAGTTACATTGCTAAGTCTGCTGTGTCTAAGGTTTATGAATACGACAAAAAGAAGCATAAGCTAAAGCGCGGCGATAACTTGGTTGTTACTGGTCGTGGTAAGCCTAAGTTGGTTATGACTAAAGACGAGTATGTCGAGCATAAGTTAAATAATCATAAGCGAGAGTTTCGGGAGGGTGCGCATAAGCGTGGTTACGCGACTCTTGCTATTGACCCTAACTATAATCCACAGTTTGCTAACATGCTTCGGCATGAAATTAGAACTAGTCGTCCGGTAATTGGTGGTAAAAATCATAATGGTGGGATTTACGTTACTGAAAGCGATGGATGGCAGTCTTTAGGGACAATTCAGCAGCAAATTAAAAATAAAACACCAAAAGGTTTTGATTATACAAATAATAAAAGAACAAAAAGAGTTCCTTTGCATGATTCAAAAGTTATGCATAGTGTTTATGACACCAGTTCTACTAAATATAATCGTCAGGCTTTGGATCGATTTAATGAAGCCAATGGTTATAAGCCTAAAAAGGGTTCAAAGTCTGGTGTTATTCATAATTCTAAGCATGCTGTACGGGGCATTCATTATGGCGGTAAGCCTAAGATGGATCATGATTACAAAATTCATTACACTCAAAATATTGTTGATGAAGAAGTAAATCGTCATACTTATCCTTTAGAGCAAAAACAAGCTCGTTTATTTGTTGCAATGCACGGCGGCATTACTGGCAAGCCTGTAACTAAGAAACAATATGAAGAGCATAGAGCGGACATAATTAGACTTCAAAAAGAAATTGATGCGCATAACAAAAAGGCTGTTAAGCATCAAAAGTATGTAAATGATTTGGTTGGGCATAGTAACCGAGAGCTTAAAACTCATAATGGTTTGCGCTCAAAACTAGGTGGTAGCTATGCCATTTGATACGCCTGCGTGGACTCGTAGTGAAGGCAAGAACCCTAATGGTGGCCTAAATGCTAAGGGGCGTGCTTCTGCTCGTGCACAGGGGCATAATCTTAAGGCTCCGGTTAAGTCTGGGGATAATCCTCGGCGTAAGTCTTTTCTTTCGCGTATGGGTAATATGCCTGGTCCTGAGCATAAGCCAAATGGCGAGCCTACTCGTTTGTTGCTGTCACTGAATGCTTGGGGCGCTTCGTCTAAGGCTGATGCTAAGAGTAAAGCTGCGTCTATGAGTGTTAATAAAGGACTCTCACCTGCAATAACTTTGGACAGCATATCGCGTAGTAAGTCTCTTGCGTATGGAATGCATGCAATGGGTCGACTTGGGGCAAATTGGGAAGGCAAAACACTTGCTAGAGGAATGGCCAAACTTGACCCTAGCGATCAAAAGATTGTACGAAGAATGGCTGTTAAGCCTGTTAAGCCTGATACTGATGATATTAAAACACTTAAAGCGTCTTTAAGGTCAGGTAAAAAAGGTAGGAAACAAGCTCGTGATTTGTCAGGGTTTGCTAACTTAAACCCTAGTAGTAGTTACAAAGCATCGGGTGTTGGCAAAGCCGCTGCTATGGGCAGTGTGGATAAAGGCTTGCCTAGTGCTTTAAGAAACCCTAACAGGGGGTTATCTAGTCCCGGTTACACTCGCAATCGACTATCTGCTAATTGGTGGGGTAATAGAGCGTCTAAAGAAATTGCTATTAAAAAGATTCCAGTTATTCAAGAATCTGGCGTAGACATGCGACGTAAGATTGCAAGTATTAAAAGCAGTAAAAATATGGGCAAGGATCACAAGTATGATGCTCGCAAGGATCTGTGGCGCACGCCCGTACAATCATCATATAAAAAATCAGGTGTTGGAAAATCGATGGAGTATAGTGTAGACATGAATCAATCACGTTTTGGTGGCGCTAGCGCTGTAGGTAAGTCATTTGTTGAAAAAGCTGATAAGGCTCACTATGCGGATAAGCTTCTTACTGATGTTGAGCGTCTGGCTAGAGAAATAAACGCCAAGGCTCCTGAAAAAGCCTACAAGCAGGGTGTTCGGCACGGTATGCGTCATAACGCTAAAGTTCTTGTACCTTTGGGTGCTGTTGGTGGGTCTGCTGCTACTGCCGCGGGTATGTCTGCGCATTATCGTCGTAGGCGTGAGCCAATTAACGTTCATGTTGTTAAGGCTGATGAGCCAATGTATGATCCTATGGGCCAGCCTGTTCAGCAGAAAAAGCGTAACCCTTTGACTGAAATGTCGGGCAACGCAAAGCTTGGCGCTGCTGGTGCTGGTATTGGTTTGGTTGGGGCTAAGCGTATGGCTTTTGCTGGTACTCTTCCGGGTGCTTTGAAGTCGCAGGCTGATACTGCGCAAAATCGTGTTAATTTTCAGGAGCGTATGGCTACGGATCAGGCTGACCGTGTTCGTCAGGCTTCGCAAATTCGTAATCCTATAACTCGCCGTCGTCAGGTAAACATGCATAGTTTTTATGCCGATAAGTCTGCCAAGAGCTTGGCTGATGCTGAGGGTAAGAAGATTGCTGCAGATAATGCTTTGAAGGCTGCTCCTGCTAAGAGGGCTGCTCATCTTAAGTCTGGTGGCGCTTTGGTTGCTACTGGCGCTGCTATGGGTGGTTTGGCTGCTTACAATAACATTAAGGATCGTAAGACTAAGAGCAAGGTTAAGTAATGACTATCAACCAGTCTCGTTATGGTGGTGCGGCTGAGGTTGGTCGTGCTCCTACTAAAGAACCTCGTAAGGACTCTAAGCGTCCTTTAATTACTATTGCTGGCGGTACTGCTGCGGTTGGCGGTGGCCTTGTTGCGTCTAACGCTCAGGGCAAGTTGTCTGGTGCTCGTGCTAACCGTGACAGTACTCGTCGCGCAAGTAATGAAGCTAAGTACCTGTGGGCTAATCGCAAGCTAGCGGCTAACCCTACTGGTATTGATATTCGCCGTCACCACATGGAAATCCCTGTCAATAGAGGCGGTAACTTACCTGCTTCTTACAAGCAATATGCTGTTTGGATGAACGAAAAGGAAAAGCAGGCCGACAAGGCTGTTCGTAACGTACGCCGCGTGCGTAACGTCCGTACTGCAGGTCTTGCTGCTTTGGCTTCTGGTCTTGGGGTAATGGGTGCGTCTGCTGTACATAATGAGCGTTCCAGGGGTACTATTGGGTACAAGCGCCCAACTAATCGACTAGAAGCTTTGCGTCAGGCAGGTCCTACTTCGGCTGCCGAGTCGCGCTACCGTCGTACGAATGGAATGTAATGGCTGACGATGTAAGGCTGTCCTATCGCGACACAGATAGTTTGAACGCAACACCTGCAGATATTGCGGGTATGGTTGAGGCCAATAAGGCTTCGCCTTTTATGGAACTTGGTACTACTGGTCTTAAGCGCGCCGGTGGTTACATTGATGAGCAGTTCCTTCCACAATTGCGTGGTCGCAAGGCTGTGCAGATTTACAAGGAAATGGCTGAGAACGATCCACTTATTGGGTCTTTGTGGTTCACTGTTGATCGTTTGATTCGTAACGTTGAATGGCGTGTTGAGCCTGCTGGTAAGTCTAAGGAAGACACTCAGAACGCCAAGCTTGTTGAAACGTGCATGGATGATATGTCTCATACATGGGATGACTTCATTTCTGAGGTTTTGACGTGCGTTATTTTCGGTTGGTCTTGGCATGAGATTGTGTACAAGAAGCGTGTTGGTCCTTGGGAAAAGGATGGCTCGCGTCGTTCTAAGTACACGGATGGCATGATTGGTTGGCGTAAGATGCCTATCCGCGCTCAGGAAACTTTGTTGCGCTGGGCTTTTGACGATTCTGGTGATGTGACTGCTATGGTGCAGTTGGCTCCGCCTCGTTTTGAAACTACTGTTCTTCCTATTGAGCGTTCGTTACTGTTCCGTTACCGTCATACAAAGGGTAATCCTGAGGGTATGTCGATGCTTCGACAGGCTTACCGTCCTTGGTACATGAAGAAGCGTCTTGAAGAGTATGAAGCTGTTGGCGTTGAGCGTGACTTGGCTGGTCTTCCTATTGTGAAGGTTCCGGCTGAGTTTTTGCGTGCCAAGCCAGGGTCTCAGCAGGCTCAAACTGTTGAAGCGTTTAAGCGTATGGTTAAGTCTGTTCGTCGTGATGAGCAAGAGGGCATTGTGTTCCCTATGGCTTACGATCAGGACACTAAGCAGCCTTTGTATTCTTTTGAACTTATGGGTGGCGGTGGTTCACGCTCATTTAATACGGACGGAATTATCAAGCGTTATGAGGAGCGCATCTTGATGTCTGTTCTCGCTGACTTTATTTTGGTGGGCCATCAGGGTGGAGGCTCTTACAGTTTGCATACCGATAAGACTGGTATCTTCCGAACATCACTGAACGCTATTGCGCAGTCTATTGCGGATACATTGAATCGGTATGCAATCCCTCGTTTGTTTGTTGTCAATGGAATTAAGCCTTCTGAGCTTCCTAAGATTGTTCCTAGTGATGTTGATAGCCCAGACATTGCCCAGTTGGCGCAGTTTATGTCTTCTATGGCTTCTACTGGTGTTACTTGGTTCCCAGACCCAACTATGGAGAACTTTGTGCGTGATGCTGCGCGTCTTCCTAAGCTCAGTGAAGAGGAAGAAGATCGTCGTCGTCAGATGCAGATGCGTACTGAGGCTACTCAATTTGCTCAGGCTAATACTGAATATTTGCAGGCTAAGCAAATGTATCGTCAGACTGTCATGAGTGAGATGGGTGAGCAGCCTATGCAGCAGGGTCAGCCTAATCAACAGGGTAGTCAACAAAATCCTGTGCAACAGGAAAGTCAACAGCAGAATCCGCAGCAGGAGCAGTAATGATTATTACTGAACTTGAAAGGTCAGCTGAAAAGGTGATTGCTGGGTCTTGTGCTCTTATTGCTAAAGAGAATAATGCCGATGCGGCTAAGCTTGTGCAGTTCTTTTTAGATGATGCTCGTCGTGATGGTATTGATTTAAAAACAACTATGGAAGCACTGGCGCGTGGCGGTATTGTTGTGGCTTTGTTGGCTGCTGAGCCTGATTCAGAAGAAACGTTTGATCGTGTAATACAAAGGCTGAGTGCTGTCCATGAGTGATTCGTTATCTAATCGCCGTAATGCTACGGAGCGTACTGTTGCTGGCGCTGGTGTTTTTGGCGCTGGTGTAGGTGCTCGCTATTTAAACGATAAGCGTTTTTCGGACAGCAAGCGGCCTACGATTATGCATGCTATTAAGCACAAGTCATTTTCTGGCACTCATGCGCGTTATTTAGGGGCTAAGGCTGGCGCTCGTGCTTTACAGGGTGCTGGTGCTACTGTGGCTATTTTGGGTGGCAAGCAAGTTATTACCGGAAAGAATAATGAAAAGTTTCGTCTTGGCCAAGAGGTTGTTCGGCCTTTAGTCGGGGCTGATAAGATTGAAGAAAAGGTAGGCGTTCACATGTCAAAAAGTGATGATAGTGAGTTGCTTCGTACTAAGCAGCGCACGCGTAAGTATTTACAGGTTGGCGGTACTATTGGCGGTACTGCTTTAGTATTGCGTACGCCTGAACTAGCTGGGGCTTTGAAGCATACTCCTAAGTCTAAGATTCTTATTAACGCTAAAAAGTTTGAGCCTACTGCTACTAAGGCTTCTAATAGTTTGCTTGCTGTTGGGTCCGGCGTTGGCGCTGCGGGCGCTTTTAATTCTGCCAAGATGCAAAAACTTGAATCTAAAAAGTTTAAAGAGTTTGGTAAGTCTTCTAAAGATTTGCGCCCTAAGTCTGAGAAAGAAAAACTTGCTGTCGCTGGCGGTGCTGGTCTTGCAGCGGGTGCTGCTTTTCCAACGCTACAAAAGTTGCCTGATGATCAGGGCGCATCAGATAGAATTACCCAGCAGTTAAAAGGCAGTCACGAGGGTCGCGTAAAAGTTTCTGATGTTCGCGGCGTAGCTCGTGGTCCGGGGAAGCGTTTTGGCGCGGAGCGTAATCAGGCTAAGTTGACTCAGGCTATTAAAGATAAGGGTTATGACGCTACGCGCCCTATCGAGGTTTCTCGCTTTTCTAATGGTCGAATGATGGTTACTGGCGGGCATCATCGTTTGCATGCTGTTGAAGATTTAGGTCATCCTGATGTTCCTGTGCGTGTTCGCAATGAGCCTGGCAAGGCTCCGCGCTCTGTTGTGCCTTTGTATGATTCAGCTAAATACATCAAGGATGTTCTTAGAAACCGTAAGCCACGCGGTCCGCTAGATAGTAAGGGACTTGAGCGCGTTAAGGCTCTGGCAGCACAAAAGACTCCTAAGCACATTGAGCATGCCAACCGTATTAAGAGTAGGTCAGAAGAAGCCATTCAAGGTCTAAAGACTCCTCGCAATAAAGCTATTGCTGCTGCTACTACTGCGGCTGGTGCTACTGCTTATGGCGCTAACAAGCTAAATGATAGGAATAAAGTTTCTAAGCGCGATGACAAGTTTTTGACTAATTATCGTGATCGTATTAGCCCTAGCGCTGAGGAGGGCTATAAGTATCTCAAGCGCGGTACTCGTAGTCGTCAGTATGATGCTGCAGGTAATGCAATTCTAGGCACTGGTCTTTTGGTGCATGCTGGGCATATTGCTGCTAAGAAGCGTCCTATGTCCGCTATTGAGGGTATTGGTGGGGCGGTTGCGCTAAAGACTGCTGCGAATAGTCATGCTGAGGCTCAAGAGTGGAATTCTAAGCTGAACAAAATTAAGTCTGCCGCTAAAGTGCGTGAGTCCGAAGGCACTTGGGGTAGGGACCGTCGTGTTGATGTGGCTAAGAGTATTTGGGTTGAAAAAGGCCTTAGTGTAGGATTGCCTTATCCGAAAGGTATGCGTCGCTCTGGTATTCGTCCAGGTCATTTGAGGCGTACTCTTTCAGGCAAAACGGTTTCTGTTCGTGGTTCTGTAGGTTAGGGTAAACACATGACAATGCTTGGTGCTATTCGTAAGGCTGTTGAGGCTGATCCTATTGGCGGGTCTGCTCTTATTGATGAGGTTGTTTACTCTTATCTTGCCGACCAAGCTGAAGAGTTGCGTCCTGAGATAGAGCAGTTGCTAGGTACTTTCATGCAGGAACGTGTTCTTATTGCTAAGCGTTCACTTGGCCGTTCTTACGTTTCAACAATTGTTGATGGTGAATATCCTTCTGAAGACATTCAAAAAAGTGCTCAGTGGATTGCTGGGCTTGAGATGTTTATTAAAGAATCTTTGGTTCAAAAAGATGACCTTGAGGGGTCTGATTTGTTTGAATTTAACCGTAAGCATCCTCGTGGTGCTGGTGGTCGTTTTCGTCGTGGTATTGCGACTTACAATCCTGAAAAGGGACATCCTACAACTACTCGCAGGATGGAAAAGATTAGCCCTAATTTGCGTAACGATGTTGTGCTGGAAAATCCTGAAAAAGAAGGCAGAATCATTTCTCCGGACGCTGACAAAGATGTTGTTCAGCAAGAGCAGTTCCAGTATGAAGAGGCTAATAAAGTTGTTAACTCTATGTTGCGCAACTTTAGTGGCAAGAGCCTAGACGACATTAACGTTATTGTTAACCTTACTGACGGCAATAATGGCAATAGATTCTCTCGTTCTTACAGCGCTAAGTCTATTAAGCAATCTGGTGGATTCGATATGGATCCAAGTAGGTTGTGGAATGTTGGCGACATCATTAATGACTTTGAGCTTGAGGCTAAGTCTGGTGCATCAGATGTTGTTCAGAATCAAATCAATGCTTACAACACTTTAGGTAATACAGGAAATGCTGCGGTAGCGTCTTTGGCTACTGTTGATCCAGAGCGCCTAAAAGCTCTTGGTGGGGCTTTTAATTATGGTGATTCGCAAAAGAAATCAAAGCTGGGTAATTTCTTTAACCGCTTGGGTGTTGGCGGTAGTGTCATGCAGCAAGTTCCGGGCATGGAAAAGTATGGCGACTATGCTCGTTTTGTTGGAACTATGGGTCCGCAGGCCGAGGATGCGCTTGGCCCTTATGTTCAGCAGGCTGCTTACCGTTACCGTGGTACCGAGAAAGAACCAGATCTAGAACTTATTCGTCAGTTTAATGGCAAGACTATGCGCGCTGTTGATGCTGCTGCAGAGTCTCGCACTAAGATGAGTGACATTTCTGACACTATTATGAATGCTGCTTCTGACCGTGCTAACCAGAACGACATTACGTTACAGGCCGCTAGTTATCAGATTAATAACCTTTCGCGTACGCGTGGCGGGGCGTTTACTCCTGATGAGCTTTCTCTTAATGTTCGCGCTGATGTGGCTGCGCATCACATGTTGCAGACTTTGCCTGACGATCCTTTTGTTGCTCGTGTTAGTGCTGAATCAGGTAACATTCTTCCTTCGCAGGGTGTCATTATTGATGCTGATGGTGATGTGGTTTCACAGTCTGTTGGTTTTTCTGATGACCATTATTTGCCGTTTGACCTTAAGAATCTTAAGTCTTTGCGTGGCGGTCAGTATGTTCGTACTCGCCAGCAGGGTGGTTTGACTGGTGAAGACATTTATGCGTCTATTCGTAGTGGTACTCGCATGGCTACTGTTGTTTCATCTTCTGGCGTGTACTCTATTGAGTTTGATCCTAACTTCCGTGGTGCTCGTGCTAATAGCGATAAGGCTCGCTCAATGTACGACCGTTACTTAAAGATTCTTGATGCTGTAGATAAGTCTGGTCTTTATGTTCAAGATATTTCTTCTGCTGAAAAAGCCCAACTGCGTGCTCAGGCTCAAAGCATGGGCGATAAAGATAACACTATTTTCGAGCGTTTCTTGGATGAACGTCGTCAAGCCAGCCAAACTCTTGACTCTGGCACTATCGCTATTTTGCAAGATGAGGCTACTGCTCAAGTTGATTCAGAAGGCTTTAAGCAAAAGGGTGATCGTTACAACCGTCGTGTCGAAGAAGTATTTGAAGAGTTGGCTGACGAGAAGCTTAAAGAGCGAGTGTCTCAACTTTCTTTGAACGCTAAGGGTTACGATGTTGCTTTGCGCACATTACAGCAGCAGTTCCCTTATTTTATTCGCAATGTGTCTTACCAGCCTTTGACTAGCAAGCAAGAGGGCGAAGGGTTCTTGCAGAATCTTAACCAGTCTGGCAAGCTTGGTGCTCGCCAAACTCTTAGTGCTAAGGACCAGGGTTATGTTAATCCTGGCGGCTTGCGTCCTGAAAAGATGCGTCAGGGCTTCTATGCTCCGTCTCGCCAGTCTTACAACAAGTTTAAGAATGAAGATTATTACGGTAGCGGGTCTAACGAAGAAGTTGTGGAAGAAAAGACAACTGGCGAAAAGACTGTTGCTACGGGTGGCGCTAAGGGTGCGGTTGCGCCTAAGTCTGCTTTCTTGGCTCGTGTTGAGGCTTATTCTTCTGGCCAAAAAGATAAAGGCTTGAAGGCTATTAAGCAGTTAGACATTTTGCTTAATACGATTCCTGCTGATGCTGCTATTGGTGATGTGGACAAGAGTATTACTTGGAATGATGTCAAGGATTTGGATGATGCTGCTGCCTTGAAGTGGCTTTTGCATCCTGGCAATGGTGGCTTTACTAAGCCGTTTGAAAGCGACCCTGATCGCGTAACTAGTCTTTTAAGTAACAAGAAACTAGTTGATGAAACGCTTGGTATGTATAAGACTAGTGCCGAGTCAGGTCATGGTTTGGGTAGCTTTGGTGATTTAGAAACTATGTCAAGCAAGATTGTTGAAGCGGGTAAAATTGCCTCTATGTCTAATTCGTTTAGCAATCCTTTTGCTGATGAAATTGCTGGAGACGAAGGTTACTTTTATGCCGGGGCTAAGCCAATGGCTATTAAAGATTTGGCTCTTGTATCTGACTCGTCTTCTATCAATGCTTTGCTTGAGAAGAATCCTGGCGTAGCTAATGCTTTTAATGATCTAAAATCAATTGACGAAGGTGCCATTCCAACTACTCTTAAAGAGTACTTTAGGGTTATTGATGCTGTTAAGAAGGCGCACGATAGTGTCCTTTCTTTGGCTGCGGCCGATGCAGAGACTGCTAAGAAAACTTACACCGTTGATGAGGTATTGCGTCAGGCTGGCGTTAGTGAAGATGAGTGGAAGAAATCAATTGGTAATCTTAATGATTTAGTTCCTTATGGTTACAATTCAACACTTCCTATGTCGCAGTTTAAGGACTATGTAATTAAGCAGCGTGCAAGGAATTTGCAAGACGCACGTACTTTGCTTACTGCTGATCGCTTAATGGCCGCTATGTCTGGTGGTGAAGAACCCCCAAAAGCACCGGCTCCAGTGGAGCCGTCACTGGAGCCAACGGCGAAGAACCTAAGCAAGGATTACTGGTCCCAACAGGATCTAAGCTTCCAGAGCCTAAGCAAGGGGCGCTTGTCCCCACGGGTTCAAGTCTTGAGCAAAAGCCATCCGTTAACTCGGGAGATTCAAATGCGCAAGAGCCTGAACTTGCCGTTAGTGAGCAGGAAGCAAAAGTAGATAAGATTCGTCAAAGTATTCACTCTATGATTGGCATGAAGACTGTCGCTAATGAGATGGATAGTTTGATTAATACTGCTTTGATTAACGAGCGCCGCCGTGAGGCTGGACTGCCTGTGTCTAGTAGTTCTAATCATCTTGTGTTTACTGGTAATCCGGGAACTGGTAAGACTACTGTTGCAACTAAGCTTGCTGATTTGTACAACGCTACAGGTATTTTGCCTAAGAATACTGTGACTGTTACTGGCCGTGATGAGTTGGTTGGTGAGTATGCTAACAACATTTCTAACAACGTAACCAAGATCTTTAATAAGGCTCGCGGTGGTGTCTTGTTTGTTGATGAGGCTTACATGCTTTCTGACGACAATCTTGGTAAGGAAGCTGCCACTCAGTTGATGAAACTTATGGAAGAGCATAAGGACGATACTGTGGTGATTGTTGCTGGTTATCCTGACAAGATGAAGGAATTCATCAACATTAACCCTGGTATGAAGTCAAGGTTCTCTCGTACTATTAATTTCCCTGATTATTCTGAGGCTGATCAAAAGAAAATTCTTTCGAGTATGTTTAAGGGCAATCAGGATAAAGTTAAAGACACGGCTACTGCTAGTGCTGTTTCTGCTGCTGTAAAGGTTTACTCAAAGCAGGGTGGTAATGGTCGTGCTATGGAGCGTTTGCATTATGATTTGTATAAGGCTCGTTCTTCGCGTTTGGCTAATCAACCTAATGTGTCTGATAAAGATTTGAGCGTCTTTACTATTGAAGATGTTCAGAATGCTTTGGATCGTCAAGGATATAAGCCTCGCAAGCAAGCTGCTAAAAAACCGGCAAAGAGAGTAGAACAAAGTGAAGCGTTGGTGGGCTAGTCCTGAAGACTCTATTGCTGCTTTGAGTGTTGTTGATGATTCTGATGTAGTCAATGGCACTGGGGTGGCTTTCTTGGGCTATCACGGACTTGTTCAGAAGGCTTTACAGCCTTTGACAAAGGAAACTCTAGTAGATACACACAGAGTCTGTGAGGCCCTGTCTAAGGTTGATTTAGAGCCCGTTATGAAGGCTTTAGGGGAAGCCACTAAGCCTGTTATGGGTGACGCCTCTGAGCGCTACGGTCAGTTGCTTGCAGAGGAAATACATAAGCGTGCTGTAGTAGCTACAGAGCGTCTTTTGAACACCTGGACTAATAACGGCATGCCTTGGCCTCAAGCTATTGAAAAGGCCGCTGAAGTTCATGGCGTTCCTTTGGAGCGTCTTGGCCGTTATGCGACTGTTATGAAGGCTGTTGGTATTACTCCGCTTGTTCGTGCTGATTATGCCGATCGTGAGTTAATGGCTTATGCATCTGAGTTTGGTAATCGCGAGGCTGTTACTGATAACGCTTTAGTTATCAAGCAGGAAAAGAATTTGTTTAGAGAAGAAGATCATCCGCGTAATCCAAATGGAGAGTTTAAAAACAAGGAAGATAATGTTTCTTCGATTAGCGATAAGTTGAATAGGTTAAACCGTATTAATCGCATGAATCGCATTAACGGCGTTAATCGCAAGGCTGCTGCAGCAAAGAAAACTGAAGCTGTTACTGAAAAGCCAAAAGAAGAAAAAAAGTTTGAAGAGAAACCAGCTTTTGGTGCAGTTAAGTACGGTGCAGTTAAGTATGCTCCTGTTAATTACGGCAAGAAAACTTTTAAGGCCGTTAAGTTTCCTCCTCGCCCACCTGAAGGCCCAAAAGAAACTGATTTTGAAAAGATTGACGAACCGTTTAGGTGGGACAAAACTGTCTACATACCTATTAACGGAGATACGTTTGAAAAGATTAAGTACACCTTGAATGGTTATTTCTTTATTGGTGAGCTAAATAAAAATGGTATCGAAGCCATTAATGAAGATGAAATGGAAGATTGGGTAAAAGCCCAGGGGAACGGCACGACTGTGCAGTCTGGTATTCAGTCTATGCGCGATAACAATGTATTTCTCATGCGGTCTAATTACACGCCAGTTAATCGTGCAACTATGGACGGCAAATTTGGTAGTAAAAAGGTTTATGACAATTTGCATGAAGATACTGGTTCTGCGCATGTTGTTCCTAGAGCAAAATTTACTATGGCGCCTAATGGTGGTGAGTTATTGCAAATTGGCGGTAACAGCAACATGGTATTCCCGGCTTGGTTAATTAATCTAGAAAACTCAGATTTTGAGGATTTTTCTAAAAGCCTTCAGTCTGTTGAGTTACAGAATTTTAATGAAGAGCATCCGCGGGGGGAAGATGGAAAGTTTGCCTCTAAGGATGATGTTGTTGATATTCGCAATGCTCGTCTTGATCGCATTAATCGTATGAATCGTATGAATAAGGTTAATAACAATAATCGCGCAGCGCAGATGAAGCGTTTAATAGAGCAACGCAAGTTAATTGATGAAAAGCAAGCCGAGCTTGAGCAAAAGTTTGGTGACGTTAAGTATGGCAGAGTTAAGTATAACGATAGAAAATTTGGCAATGTTGCTTGGTCAAATGTTAACTACGGCAATAAACCATTGCCTAAGCCTTTAGATCTTGGCGATAAACTGGCTATGTTTATTGGTATGGAGCAGGTTGGCGATATACATGATTTTGATTTGGCTAGTGCGATTCCTATAAAAATTGGTGATGTTAAAAGTATAGAAGACATCAAGTCACCTAGGCCTTTAATTGATGAATCTATGTATCAAACTTTAAATGATGATGTTCCCGCAACAAGCAGAACGACTGCTTTGCAAAAAATTACTGAAGATGCTGACAATTATTATGCTAGTCATGCTGGTTACGCTGCTGACAAGTTTTATGCTACTGATAATTATGGCGATAAAGAAAAATTTGATGGTTACTCTAATTTAGATGATGCTATGGAGTCTATTGCTAATAATGCCCCTAAAGATTTAGTCCAAGGCACGACTGTGTGGCAGCCTTTTCTTGAAGCGGTTAAAAATAATTATGGAGACGAAACTGATGATATTTATGTTGGCTGGGAAGGCAATGACATATCAGATGCTATTCGTGTGGTTTTAGGAAACAAAGATGATTTTGCGGCTTTAAGGGACGGCAATGCTACAATTCAAGAGGTTGATGGTGTTAATTGTCTAGCTGATTTGCTTTTGAAAACTACTAATAAGGGCGAAAAATTGAGTGTTAATTATGTTTTTGAACTTTTATTTGAGGGTGGAACTAAAAACAATATAGGCACTAATCCGCCAATTGAGGCATATACCATTAAGATAAATAATAGTTAGCAGGAGTTATGATGGATTCATTTGAAGTTGTTAAGTCTTTGCACGAAGTCGACCCAGGCTTTGTCGAGCTTTGCAAAACCCTATTTGGCGATGCTGTGCACGCCGAAGATGTTTGGGAATACCTGTATACCGTTGATGGTATCTCTAAGATGGACTCAGCTGACGTTCATGTTAATAATGCTGGTAGGGGTAAGTTAGTCCCGCGGGAGCGTACGCCTCAGATTCCTCGCGTCAGGATCCCTAAGAAAATTAACCCTAAGATGAAAGACGGCACTATCATCGATAACACTGATGCTATGAGTAAGTCTGATGATGATTTTGATATCACTTGGGCTGGCGAGTTTGCTAAGGCTGATGAAGATAAGCGCCAAGTTTTTGGTTGGGCTTCTATTGTTGAAGTTGATGGTCAGCCTGTTGTTGATCGTCAGGGCGATTGGATTTCTCCTGAGGAGATTGAGAAGGCTGCTTACCAGTATGTTCTTAATTCCCGTAAGGCTGGGCATCAGCATAAGCGTGATGGCGATCAGCCGTTCCATGCCGGTGACATGATTGAGTCTTTTGTTATGACTCCTGAAAAGGTTGAGAAGATGGGTTTGCCTGACTCTACGCCTATTGGCTGGTGGGTTGGCTACAAGATTCATGATGATGACGCGTGGTCAAAGGTCAAGAAGGGCGAGGTTACTGGCTTTTCTATTCATGGTCGTGGGAAGCGCAAGGAAGCTGGCGTCTAATGTATGACGTTGAAAAAGGCTTGCCTTCTGTTTTGCGCACAGGCAGAAAGTTTGTTGGGCCTAACGCTGAATATGTTAATGCTCGTCGTTTTAATACAGAAATTGGTCAGGCAAATTCAAAACTTAGAAATCAGCACAAAATTTTATCTGACAGGCTTGTGAGAGTTGATGAACTTCAGAATCCTATAAGACACAAAAAGTCTACAGCAATGGATTCATTTTTTGGTAGAGAAAATACGAGTCCGGTTTTTAATGAATCTAAGGAGCGTGCGCTTGATTCTGCGCGCAAACATTTAGAAATACAAACAAGTCATCGACAAAGACTAATTAATCAAAATATACTACAAGCAGATAAAAATAAAACTATTGCTCGTAAGATTCTTCGTGATGATGCGAATAATAAAGTTAAAGCCAAGGCTGAGACTAAGGCGCAGGCTGAGGCTGCAGCGCTTGCCGCTAAAAAGAAAAAAGATTTTCAGCGTAAAGTCACAATTGGCGTGGCCACTGGTGGGGTGGTAGGCGCTGGGACTCTCGCGTATCGCAAGCGTAACCAGTCCAGTGTGTCTAAGGCTTTTGTTGATAGTTGCGTGTCTAAGGGCACTAACTTTAGGGATTACGAAAATCTTTCTGAGAATGTTCGTTCGTGGACTGACAAGGGCCCTTTTATTCGCCGTAATCCTGTTTCACCTACGGACATGCTTTCTTCTGGAATGATGATGGCTGAGGCTCAGGCGGCTGGTATGGGTCGTAATCTTACTCGTCGTGAAAAGAAGCGTATGGGTCGTAATGTTAAAAATTATGGTGAGGGGCGAATGTTTATGTATAGCCCTCTAGGTCGCGGTAGTATGATGACATGAGTAAGCGTTTAACCGAAGAAGAGAAGCGTTATCAAAAGCGTCAGGCTACTATTGGTCTGGCTTCTAATGTTTTGGGTATTACTGCTGGTTCGGCAGCGTTAGCGACTGCATCGCAAAATAAGGCGTTTAAAAACCCGGTGCCAGAAAATGCTGGTCCTGTTACGTCAAAAATTGGAAGAAAGTTAAAGTTATCTCCTGCTGCACAGAAGCGTTTGATTCTGGGCGGTGCAGGCGGTGCTGTAGCATTACAGGCAGCTAATCTTGGAGGAGATCTAGTGACTAACAGAGTGTTGAGTAGAGAAGTTAATAAGAACGATCAGTCTATGATTAGCAAGGCCGAGGGTTCTGTTAGTCGCGATGGGCATGGCCGTGGTCTAGGCGATTTTATTGCGGAGACTGGTCGTAAGAATGTTGCGGCCAAAGAAGCGCGTCTTAGTTCTCAGCGTGGTGGCAATGCAAACGTTGCTTCTGGCGTTTTGAGTGGCGGTGTAGTTGGTGGTTTTGTTGGGTCTCGGGTAAAGCGCAAAAAAGCGTGGAAGCTTGTTGATTCTAATCCTCATTATGATGCTTTAGCGCAAGTTACAAAACCAAGCAAGAAGAACATTGCGCTTGGCGCTATTACTGGTGCTGGTGCAATTGGTGGTCTTGCTTCGCTGGAAAATTCTATAGCTCGCAATAATTATGCTTACCGCACAGGAGTTAACAAGGCTTATCGTCGTTTTGATCCTGAAGCTGACCGTCAGCGTCGCGCTGGTCTTTACACTGGTTTGGGCGTTTTAGGTGCTGGTTTGGCTGGCCGTGAGGCTGCTAATCATTTCACTACTAAGGCTAAGGATGCTCAGGGTGTTAAGGTTCGTGGTGTAGTTGCTAAGCCTAAGAAGGGCAAGGTTGGTCTAGGTTTGGCGGCTGTTGCTGGTGCTTCTGGTGCTTTTGGCGCTCATTCGTACAAGAGCGGTTTGTCTACTCGTAATCAGCCTTGGACATAAAAGTTCTTAAGTCTAATGCGAACCGACCAAAAGTGTAAGAAGATTGGATTATTATGAATCATAATGTTAAGAGACTGTTTGACATCGAAATCGATGAAGTGTCTGTAGTTGACCGTCCGGCCAACCAGCACGGTCTTATTGCTTTCGCTAAGAATGACTCTTCTAATGAATTGGAGACCGGCGTGCCAGAAGAACTGTTTGACGAGACGGGTGAAGAAATTCCTGTTGAAGTCTTGGAACATGGCGATATTGTTTTTGATGCTGAAGGCAATGAGTTCGTTTACGTTGAGGATGACGAAGACGATGACATTGAAAAAGCAATTGCTTTAGAGGCTGGAAACATTGGTGAAAGACTAGCTTCGCGTGGCGGTAAGCGCGTTGAGCAAGTAAAGGATTTCTTTGCACCTAAGACGGGTGCACGGAAGTGGCTACCGGGTCAAGTTGGTCCTGGTGGTCAGCAGGCATACACAGATGCTCGTCAACTAAACAAAAAGCGTGTTGGAATTGCTGGTGCTACTACTGCGCTTGGCGTTGGTGGCACGGGATACGCCTTATCTAAGGCAGAAATGAGTGATCATATGAGTCTAGGTGACTCGGTTCTTGAAGAACTAAGCAAGGCGGTCACTGAGCGTGATCGCGAATTTATCATTGCTAAGGCAATGGATGAAGTTGAAATCGCAAAGGCTCAGGCTGCAGAGGCATTTGAATATGCTGCTGCGCTTGAAGACGCTCGCGTCGAAGAGGCTTTCATCTCTAAGGCAGCAGAGTACAACCTACCTGTTGCGCCTGAAGTATTCGGCCCTATCTTGAAGTCAATTGCTGAAGCGTTGACTGAGGATGAGTTGGAACTTCTTGACGAACTTTTCTCAGCCATCGGTGATTCACTGTATGATGAGATTGGCTACGTTGGTGAATCATCAAATACTTCAGTACTAGACACTGTTAGTGGTCTTGCATCTGAGTTTGTTGGTAAGTCAGACGTTTCCTACGAGCAGGCTTATTCAGCAATGTTCGAAGCTAACCCAAGCGCATACGACGCTTACCTAACCGAAGGACGATAAGCCATGGCTTTTGAAGATACCCTCAAATCTATCAGTCTGAATGCTGATAGCTCGATTGCTGGTTTTACTGGCGTATCGGGCATTGCTGCAGGTGGTGGCCCGTCAACTTTCTTTAAGATTGCGTCCATTACTTCTTCAACAATCAACACTACAACTGCTCATGGTCTTTCCGTAGGTGACGTTGTGTTCATTGCTAATGCAACTACTGCTAGTAACAATGGTGGTTTTACTGTTGCAACTATCACTAGCGCAACAGCATTCACTACTGGTGCTACTTACACTGCTCAGGCTGGCGCTGCTGGTACTGTCAACAAGACTAACTTCAACCAGTTGTACCGTTTTGTTAAGATCACCGGCGCTAAGACTGCTGGTCTTGTAACTAGCCCTAACGATTACTCAATTGGCGTTCTACAGAACAAGCCACAGTACACCGGTCAAGCCGCACAAGTTGGTTTCCTAGGTGTTTCTTATGTAATCACTGGTGCTGGTGTTGCTTCTACTAACATCACTGCTGGTGACAAGATTGCGCCGGATACTCTAGGTGCTGCTACTAAGTACCTTGGTGGATTCAACAATGCTTTGAACTACACTCAGGGTTCAACTGCTAGCACCTTCTCTTCACCAACGGTCACAATGACTCTTGGCCCAGCAGGTTCTGGTGCTACCTCTGATGTAACATCACACGGCGTACAGGTTGGCGACATCGTTAACATCTCGTACGCTACAACTGCTGCTAACAACGGTACTTTCGTTGTAACTGCTGTTGGTGCTACTACAATCTCTTACATCAACGCTGCAGGTGCTGCTGAAGCCGGTCGTGCTTCTTCAGCTACCAAGGTACAGGTTGTTCGTTCGCAGGTTGTTGCTGGTACTGCACTCGCTTCTTCGTCTACTCCAGGCGAACTAATCCCAGTTCTACTGGCCGCCCGATAAGGAATAGGTGAAATAGAAAAATGCCAAATCCATCACAATCCGATCTGCACGTAAATGTGCCGCTGACTAATGTATCTATTGCATACATGCAGTCAGCTGATGCTTACATCGCAGACAAGGTGTTCCCTAAGGTTCCTGTTAAGAAGCAGTCGGACCTTTACTGGAAGTACAGCAAGAGCGATTGGCGTCGTACTGACGTTGCTCGTCGTGCTCCTTCTACCGAGACTCCTGGTGTCGGCTGGAA